ATCTCCACCTTTGAAGTTAGAATCGAATGCATTGTTAAGTACCGATGCGGCTTTCACTTGTTTAGTGTTTGCCATCGATCTTGCTAATGCTTTTGTATATCTAGACGCAAGTCTGTCATACAAGTTGTCTTCGATCGCTTCTTCTGTGATAGCGAATGCAAGAGCTATTGTTTCGTGTTGGTAACGAGATGTGAAAGTCTCTTGTGCATCGTCGAATGATACACCAGATCCTTCTGCTTTAGTCTGCGCATTTCCGAAACCAGATAACATTACTTCTTCTTCAAAAGCTCTGTCACTGTTTTCTGTGTCGTAGATTTCAGCGTGCTCGTTATCGTATCTTTTGTACTCCAGGCCAAATAGTGCATTTAAACCTGGCTCTAGTTCTTTAACTAGTTGTTGTCTTGATATTGCCATAATTTATTCTCCTATTATATGCCTGTTGCTAAAGATCCAACTAAGTACTGATGCAAGTTAACTTTTACGATAACTGAACAGTTCGCAGCTGTTTGATCTTGGTTTTCAACGTCCTCTGCAATTCTAACCATTCTCAATTGTTTTGCAGTTGTTGCTGCAGTTGAGATACCTAGTCTTGCTGAAGATCGTCCGTTTGTGTCGTCACCGGCTGAAGCAGTTGTTGCATAAGTTAATCCAATTTTAGATTTTCTTAATGCTACTGTGCCTCCCAGTGTAGCGTCTGTTGCAATGATGTATTCTTGAAAAGGATCATCATTCACGAATGCAGTGATGTCTTCACTATTTGCTGGAGTTACTCCGCCTTTGTAGAAATTTGCGAAAGTTGGTTTTAAAGTTGTAGCATCCGTAAATGTTACACCATTTAAAGTTCCAACCATTGCAGTTCCCGCAGCGGCTGTTACGATATATCCACCTGTTGAGGCGCTTATATCGACTTTTACAGGCTCTCCATTGTAAATAGCATTTGCTTCACCAGCATCGATCTCGTATTTTGACTGACCTTGAATAGCAGGAGTGTTTCCTACTCTCATAGCCGGTCTTAATCCGAATCCTTGTCCGTTAGCGTTAGCCATAGTTTTTTTCCTTCCTTATAAAATTTTAGTGATTTAGGAATCGCTAAATAATTAGCTTTTCTTTGTACCACCAAAGGTTACACGTGTCTGCCTATCTTGATTGATTGGCATACTTGGGTGCTCTTCCTTCATAAGGTCGTTGTTTACGGCGTCGTCTCGATCTTTAGTTTGTCTTCTAAAATAATCTTCACGCGCTTTTGCAACCTCTTCAGGTATCCTAGCGAGCACTAGGCCACCAACTCCGATCACTCCTGCATACTTTCCTTCTTTAACAGTTGGATAACTAGTCTCTGGATATGCATCAGCTCTTACAAGCTCCCATCCAGATCTTATTTTACCTGACATGTTCTTTGTATCATCAAAGCCCATAGTCTCGGTTCTTATCCATCTGTGCCTAAATCCATCAGGCGCAGGGGGTGCATCTAAAGATGACGGTGGAGTCCAAGTAGTAGGTCTTTTGACCTTGTCTCTTGTTTGACTCGCGTGAGAAGTTCTTATTTTTTTATCTTCCATATTACGCTCCTTCCTTCACGTTTAATTGTTTTGCGTACTCTTCGAGTGGCACACCTAATCTTTTAGCGATTGCTACTTGTGATGGTGTGAGCTTCACAGTTTTTCTGCGACCTGTACTAGCCGGTCGTCTTGCTGAAGCTACAGTCTGAGCAGGTTTTGCTTTTTCTGTAGTAGTATCCGCTACCTTATCAAATTTATTTGGAAATTCAACCCTTAATCTTTTGTCAATTTCCTCATAATATTCGTCGGATTGTGGATCATACCCTTCCTTCTCTACGAGTGTTTTATGCATGTCGAATGCAGTGTAAGTCATAGCAGTATCGTTACCAAACCAGCTATTTTTAGATGCCCAAGCCTCCGCTTTAGGATCAGATCTAACAGGTTGTTCAGCTTGTGAAGGGCTGACATTAACTTGTTTTTCTTCTTTTGGTTCTTCTTGCTGAGACTTTAAAGAAGCTAATCTAACTGCATCTGCATTTAGAGTTGCCATTTGTTCTTGTGCTTTAACTTGTGCATCTACATCTCCTGCTTCGATAGCTGTTCTTAGAGCTGATCTTGCAGCGTCCATGTTTGATTTAACTCTTGTTTCAAACTCAGACACATAAGATTTATCTGCTTTAACAAATCTACTTTGTAGACTGTCTCTTTCAGTTTTTACACTTTGAGCAAATGCTAAAGCTTCTTCTTTTTGTCTTTCTGCTTCACGCATTTTTCGAGTTAATTTAGCAATACGTTTTTGAACGCCGTCACTATAAGTTTTTAACTCGTCTGCTTTCTCATCTTTTGTTTCTTCAGTTTTAGTTTCTACAGGTTTTTCTTCTACCTGTTCAACCTCAACTTTCTCTTCTTCAACGGGTTTTGCTTGCTCCGTCGATTTGTCTAAATCGATTTCGGTTGCGACTTCATCAGCCTCACCTACATCAATTGTTTTGTTTTCTTCTTCTTGCATAGTTCCTTCCTATGTTAAATGTAATGAAGAACTGATTCAGGATCTTTTATAGTCCCTAACACTTCATCATCGTTTAGTATTCGCACTTCTCCACCTTCTATCGGTAATCTTGAACCAGCATATCTAGCAAAGATCACCCAATCTCCTAATTTACACCAAGGTTCTTTAAATCTATCTTTGTCTGCGTAACAAAGATCACCCATTTTCAAAACATAACCACAGTTTGTAGCTATTCTTGATTTATCTAAAGATTCTTGGGAAAAAATAATTCCGCCTTTAGTTTTCTCTTTCGGTGTGAAAGGTAAAACTAACATCCTGTAACCTACAGGTTCAGGTAATTGATCTATTTGATCTTTTATATTATCAGGGTCTAGCCTTTTTGTTGCTGACTCCTCCGCTTTGTATTTCTCTTCTAGTGCGTTTCTAGTTTTTGGGATCTCTTTTTGAGAGATCGATGATTGTTCCTTCATTTTCATTTTGCTCCTTTTCATTTAGCAGGTTAGAGATTTCCTGTAAGATTGCGCCATATGCACGTGCCTGTCCTACTAGATATTTATAATTATCGTAATTGTCAACCCCTTCTAACATTGTAGCTGAGATTAATTCTAAGTCTTGTTTTATTCTTTTCTGTATTTTTCCTATTATTACTATTGGATCCATTATTCTTCTTCCTTTCTAAAATCATCTAAAGCATCTAGTTTTTCTTCTGCTTGTGCAATTTTATCTAATTGTTTATCTATTTCTTCTAAATGTTGTGGATGTTCACCAATTCCTACTGAATTAGTAAGATATATATTAATAGTAGCATGTGCTGCAGATATCTCTGCTTCGTACTTATCTTCTAGTGCTTGTATTATTCCATTTCTCATTTAACATTTCCATCTTCTCCGTGCTTGTCGAATACGTGAATTAGGATCGTTACGAGTTTTTGCTGATGACCTTTTTAATTGTCCTAGTGATCTAGCGCAGTATGACTTTCTGCGATTAGCAGCTTTTGATCCAGGCTTCACTTTTCCTGTCACGGCTGTTTTTAGTTTAGAACCAGGATTTGCTCTTCTGTAGGCAGCGACACCTGATCTTGTCATGCCTGCTCCAGACTTTGTAGGTCTGTAGTTCTTTTTATTTCTTGAAATAGGATTATCTCTTTTTCTCATTATCTTATACCCATTCTTCTACCCATGAAGCCACCCATCATTGCTTTTTTTCTTTTTGCAAATGTTGCTGCTCTTGAAGGTGTTGGACCTGTATTAGATTTTGCTTGTTTTCTTGCTACGGCACCCGCACGTTGACCTTTGGACATCGCTCTTGCTTTTGCAATGGGCACGCATTTTGGATAATTTTTTCTTTTTTCTCCACCACTTCGACCACATTTCGGGTATGAGCCATCTGATTTTTTGTTGGCAATATCTACCCATTTCTCTTGGACCCATGATCTTAAACCTTTTTTAGCCATTACGAATTCTTTCCGTAAGCTCTTCCTTTACCTTTTTTACAAAGGCCACCACCTCTATACATAGGTCTAGCCATTCCGCCGCCCATTTTTTTAGTTCTACCTTTTTTACCACCTGGCGTTATTTTTCCAGAACATACTCCGGATGCATACATGTTAGCATATGCTGAGGGATATACCTTAAATTTTCTTTTAGCTGCAGCTTTACCTTTTGCACAAAGTTTAGCCATTATTTTTTACCGCCACCAAATTTTCTAACTCTGCCACCTTTTTTCATGTAGCCCATTTTATTTCTGACTTGTGTTGGTAATTTTGCTAGACCTGGATTTTTTTTCTTATCTACAGGTTTTAAAGCTGAACCACCTTTTTTCATTTCTTTTCTATCTTTTTTATAATCAGGTTTCATTGTTTCTTGTAATTGATAATCATAAGAACCTGGTTTTGGTTTTTTTAATTTTCCACCTACAGGTATACCTGGTTTCTTTTTAGGTCTTACTTTTTCAATTTGCTCTCTTAATCTTGGAGGTGTTCTTGGTTGTGCATCTTGTCCACCTCTTCCAGGTCTTCCTGGAGATCTAGGTCCGGGTCTTCTTTTCATTTCATCCGGTGAAACTTTTCCACCTTTAGCTTTACCAA